AGATTGCTGACTACATGCAGGATGAAGAGCTGACTCAAGCACTTACCTTTATTGCAAAGGTAATTCTAAAGCCAGACATTCCTATGCAGGTAGCAACTCTAGAGGTTGTTAGATTGCAAGCGATCGCTGCAAAGATGGCGTTCAAGGCAACATGGCTAACTAACGTAGATAAGGGAGACAGAGCGAAGAAGAATATTTATTATACCGCTGCTGAGTCAATTAATGACTTGGTTGCAGCTCTTAAATATATTATTCGCTAGTGGTTATTATGGCTAAAAACTTTTTACAGCAAGTAATGCTGAAGAAACTAGAAACAAAGCAAGACTCTTTTCTGGACACCCAGGAACTAATTGACAAGATTCAGTATGGGTACATTGCTAAGCGTGAGACAAAGTTTACACAGAAGAAGACTTTTGCTCCAAGCACAATTGCGTACTCGCATGGAGAGTGTCCTCGTTACTGGTACCTGGCTTTTGAGGGTGCTATGTTTGAAGACAATGCAGATGCTTATGGCGGTGCCAATATGACTAACGGTACTAAGTCACATGAACGTATTCAGCAGGCTATGGCAGATGCAGGAATTCTTAAGGATGCAGAATTTAAGGTGGTATCTAATGATCCACCAATCTTTGGATTCGGAGACGTTATCCTTGACTGGGCAGGAGAAGACCTGCTTGGTGAGATTAAGACTATGCCAAGCGAAGGCTTTGAGTACCGCAAGGCAAGTGGTAAGGCTAAGCTGGGTCACCTAGTTCAGCTGCTAATCTATATGAAGATTCTAAACAAGACGAAAGCTGTCTTGATTTATGAAAACAAAAACAATCATGATCTTCTGGTAATTCCAGTTCAGATTAATGATTATTATATCAGGTGGGTAAACCAGACGTTTGATTGGATGAGAGCAGTTCGCAAGGCTTGGGAAGAGAAAAAGCTTCCTGAGAAGAACTATCGATCAAACTCAAAGATTTGCAAGACATGTCCTATTCAAAAGACGTGTGCAGATGCTGGCAAGGGACTAATTAAAATCAAGTCCCTGGAGCCAATCGATGAAAACCAAGCACTGTCAGTGGTGTGATAATCAATTTGAAACATCAGTATCTTATCAGATCTATTGTTCTGCTACCTGTAGAGAAGCAGCAACAAAAGAAAAGATAGCAGAGAGGTACGTCCATACTCGCAGAACCCGTAGGCTTAACAGCAAGGTTCGTAAGTGCAAGTCGTGTGACGTGCCTCTTTCTGCGTACAATGACGACGATCTTTGTGCAGAATGTATAGTAAACCCAATAGATGTAAAGAAGGCGTTAAAAGAAATCAAAGGATTTGCCAATGGTAAATCTGAATAAGTTTGTAAACCTTCCAGAAACATTTGTGTCTATTGATGCAAGTACAAATAACATTGCTTACGCTGTGTTTAAAAATAAAGAATTGGTTGCCTATGACAAGATTCATTTTTCTGGCACCAACGTATTTCAAAAGATTGGTAGTGCTGTTATTGAAGTACATAACGTTTTTAAATACTTGCATGTTCAGGCTTTGGTTATTGAAAGAGCCATTTTTATTAATAGTCCAAAAACAATGTCTGAGCTTTCAATGGTACAGGGGGCAATCCTTGCAGGAGCAGCATTGGCTGGGGTGAAGATATTTAAAGGAACTAACCCAATAGCATGGCAAACATTTATTGGAAATGGAAAGCTAACTAAAGATGCAAAGCTTTTGATGAGATCAAACAACCCAGGTAAATCTGAGTCCTGGTACAAGGCTCACGAGAGAGACCAAAGAAAGCAAAAGACAATTTCTTTTGTTAATATTAATTATGATATTAATATTGATGACAACGACATTGCAGATGCAATTGGTATTGGGCACTACTCGCTCAAGAATTGGGATAGGCTAGGAGATTAAGATTGGCACCTTCTAATAAACTGTATACTAACGAAATGTGGCTCAAGAAAAGATATCATTTCGACAAGAGAACGCCTGAGCAGATTGCAAAAGAGTGTGGAACAAGTGTTGAGACAATCTATGTTTATCTAGCTAAGTTTGGACTAAGAAAGTCCAGGCGATGAGATATATAAAACACTTTGTAAAGGTTGCTGGGTACTTAATCAAGCGTAGCTTTTGCAAACATTCTGACTATAGAGTTGCATCATGCCCATTCACAGGGTTAACATATACAACTTGTAATAGCTGTGGATATAGGCTTAGCGTAGTCAATACGGTAGACAACTAGGCTAGTTAGTGGTACAATAGAGTATCACTATGATATAGGAGAAAGTTTTGGCACGTAGACCAAAGTATGAAAAGCCAGAGATTGCAAAGAAGTTTTCTAGAGAAGACAGCTTGGTTCTTGACGGCTTTGTAATTAATCGTGGCGACTTTTTTAAGGTCCGTGGCGAACACGGCGGTAAGTTTAAGTTTCATTCTTTTGTTACTAATACAGAGACTGGAGCACAGTGGGTAGACTGCTTTGAGGTGATGACTGGAATGGCATCTGTGTATAGATCATTTAAGACAGACAGAATCAAGCGAATCCCAAACAGAGGTAGAAGGGCCAAGAGAGTTGTCAATTGAGGACATGACCGTTGAGCACCTTGATCAAGTCAACAAGGTTGTAGAAAAGTATTTAGCTGGCCAAGAGCCAACACAGATTTCCAAAGAACTTGCTATGCCAAGGCAAAAGGTTGTTGCATACCTTAATGAGTGGCGAGCCATGGCAGCAGACAATGCAGCTATTCGTGCTAGAGCAAAAGAAGCATTGGTCGGTGCTGATGCACACTACAACAAGCTTATTCAAAAAGCCTATGAGGTTATTGATGATGCCACAACAACTGCAAACCTAACTGCAAAGACCTCAGCTATTAAGCTAGTTTTGGACATTGAAGCCAAGCGTATTGACATGCTGCAGAAGGCAGGACTTCTAGAAAATAAGGAGCTTGCTGAGGAGATGTTGGAGATTGAGCGTAAGCAAGATGTTCTAGTTGGCATTCTAAAGGATATTGCATCTGAATATCCGCAGGTACGAGATGAGATTATGAGACGACTCTCCTCAGTATCTAAAGACCAGGAAGTTGTTACGGTAGTACACAGAGATGTTTGATGATTTCTTAGAAGCACTTAAGTCTGACAACTTTGCAGAGCGTCCAGTAGACGTTAGAGCATTTGTTGAGGGTGAAGACTATCTTGCTCAGCCACCATTGTCACAAGTTCAGTATGACATTGTAGAAGCTATGAGCCAGATATACAAGCTTGAAGATCTTATTGAGCTTCTGGGAGATACAGAGGGACGGAGATATTATGCTAAATATACAAAGAATGAAGTCATCCTCCAGCTCGGAAAGGGTTCTGGAAAAGACTTTACCTCAACGGTTGCGTGTGCTTACATTGTATACAAACTACTATGTCTTAAGGACCCTGCACGATATTTTGGTAAGCCTAGCGGTGATGCCATTGATATCATCAACGTTGCGATTAACGCACAGCAGGCGAAAAACGTATTCTTTAAAGGCTTTAAAACAAAGATTGAGAAGTCGCCCTGGTTCGCTGGAAAGTTTTATTCCAAAGCTGAGTCCATTGAATTTGATAAATCTATCACAGTATATTCTGGACACTCGGAAAGAGAGTCACACGAGGGGCTTAACCTTATCTTGGCTGTACTTGATGAGATCTCTGGCTTTGCTACTGAGGTTGGAACAGGAAATGATCAGGGTAAAACAGCAGACAATATCTATAAAGCCTTCCGTGCTTCCGTAGACTCTCGTTTCCCAGATCTAGGTAAGGTAGCTCTGCTATCCTTCCCACGTTTCCCAGGAGACTTTATTTCTACAAGGTATGAGGCAGTAATTGCTGAAAAGGAAGTAGTAACAAAGAGTCATAGGTTTATTATGAATCCAGAACTTCCTGCAGATGCTGAGGGTAACTATCTAGATATTGAGTGGGATGAGGATACAATCATTAGCTACAAGTATCCAGGTATGTTTGCTGTTAAGCGTCCTACATGGGTAGTAAACCCTACACGCAAGATTGACGACTTCAAGTTGGCATTTTTTACTGACATGGGCGATGCCATGCAACGTTTTGCCTGTGTTCCGACATTTTCTTCTGATAGGTTCTTTAAGCAGACTGAGAAGGTAAAGGCAGCTATGACGATTAGAAATCCTCTAGATGCCATTAGAAGGTTTGACGAAAGCTTTAAGCCTGATCCAAACAAAAAGTATTACATCCATGCTGACCTTGCACAGAAACATGACAAGTGTGCTGTCGCCATTGCTCACGTAGACAAGTGGGTAAATATTCAGGTTATTAAAGACTATCAGCAGATTGCTCCAGTAGTTGTTGTAGATGCCGTAGCCTGGTGGGAACCACGATCAGAAGGCCCCGTAAACCTTTCGGAAGTTAAACAATGGATTCAGAACCTTCGCAGGCTTGGTTTTGATATCGGAATGGTATCGTTTGACCGTTGGCAATCATTTGATATCCAAAATGAACTTAAAGCAGTAGGCATGAGAACAGAAACAGTTTCAGTTGCAAAGAAGCACTATGAGGATATGGCTATGCTAATCTATGAAGAGCGATTGGCTATGCCCATGATTGATCTATTATTCGAAGAGCTTTCAGAGTTGAAAATTATGAATAATAATAAAGTTGACCACCCACGTAAAAAGTCTAAG